TTCATAACACTCTCCTTTTTACAGTTAAGTGCGTTCCTTCGCTTTTGCTACTTCCGTCCTATTGCTAGGATGAACGTACGAATATTTAGTCAAAAAGAAAGGGGCCTAAGCCCCCTTCTAAGTGTTTCTAGTGCTCTAGCTATTAAGCAAACGAGATGTTTGACATAGCAATTTCGCCCAAGTAGTCACCAGCATTACCAAGTGATGATGCTGTGTTAGTTAGTTCTACATAACCGTATCTAGTCATGAAACCAACTACTGGCTCTAGTGTATCAGGATCAAGTACTGTTCCTGAGCTCATTAGAGGTACATATGGACAATAGAACGCCGCCGCATCAGCTTCTGAAGAACCTTTGTATCCAACTAATACTGCTGTGTTATCAGCCGCATAAGTGTCAACGTAGATTTTCATAGCACCATTCAAAGTACCTACAAACTTGTTGTTTGTTGGAGCTTCAAATGTACCTTCAGTTGTTCTTGCAAACGCTGAAGTAGATGCTGACTGAAGTACTGTAAGAGCTTGTGGAGAAACCACAGCCCAGTTACCAGCACCACGTCTAGTTCTTTGAGCAATTTTATTAGCTGTTCTGTTAATAAGAACTGCAAGAGCCGCATGCTCGTCACCAACGTAAGTAGCAGTACCACTTACAGCAGATTGGTTGTATGTCTCTTCAGTTGCCGCTAAAGATCTTAAAGAAGTAAGAACTTCTTGGTCGATCTCAGCAGTAATTTCTTGAGCCAACGCCGCCATAATTTCTGCTTCAACGTCGATTCCATGCATAGACTGAGCGTCTTGAGCCGCCTCAAAAGTCCAACGTGCTGATAATTTACGAGTTTTCGCTTCAACAGGTTGTTTTAAGATTTGGATGTTCATTTTCTTACCTGCGGCACCTTCTAAGCTAGCCGTAGAAGCACCTGCTCCTGGGTTAGCATCGTTACCTGAGTAAGACTCAGCTATTTTGAACGGAGATAATGCTTCATCGCCTGCGGCAATGTTAGTAGCGCCACCAGTAGTAGCGTCAGCATATCTAACTCTCAAAGTATGGATTTGTCCTACAGGACCTTGCATAGGTTGTACGCCAACGATTTCGTTAGCAATAACTGTAGGCATTACACGTCTGATTACTGGTAGTATCACACGGTTTAAAGTAGCAACGTTACCGGCAGATGTTGCGCCAGCAGTTGCCGCCTCTTTTAAGTAGTTTCGGGTGTTCTCTAAAACAACGCTCATAGTAGACTTAGAAGAACCTTCTAAACCTTCCATAAGTGCCGATTTAGTATCGTCCCAACGGCTTTCAATTAATGTATCTGACATTTTAGATGTCTCCCTTTTAATTACATTCCAGCAAGTTTCTTAAGAAGTACAATACCTTCTCCGTCCACTTGACTGTTATTAGATTGTTTGTTTCCAGTAACTTCTCTACGATTTTCCGCTAAAACTTCTTTCTTTGGAGCTTCGTTTTTTAGTACTGCTGGCAAATATTTGTCATAACTGACTTGTAACTTATCAGTTGTAACGTTCTCGAGTAAACTTTGCATTACGTCAGCCTGCTTGTTAGCTAATGGCTTCATTAATTCATTGAGTTTTTCTTTTCTTTCGATACCCTCGTTAATACGCCCAATTTTTGCCTTTTGAGCTTCCACTTCAGTTGCAGATGCTTCTGACTTCTCAGTAGCTTCTTTAAGTTGTTTGTCTTTATTAACAATTACTGCTTCTAACTCTTTCATTTCTTGATTTTCATTCAAGTAACTAGTTGAATATTCAGCGGCAAATGTTTCAAACATCTTACGTCCAAAGTTATTTTCACGAGCTTGTTTGATATCTTCTTTAAGTTGAGTAAGTTCGTCTCGTAAAGTTGATGTTACAGACTCTTTTACAAGTTTGCTTGATTTCTCAATGAATTTCTTCTTAAGCGTATCAAGTTGATTTTTAGCTTCAGCTACTAATTTTACTTTAGTTTCAATGACGTCTTTTTTGTCTTTATGGAACTCAGTAATTTCAGATGCTAAATTTTCGATCACAAACTTTTCAAGTTTTTCCATCGTGCTTTGTTGAGTCTTACGATCACTTCTTAGTTCGTTAATTTCTTCAGCTAATTTCTTAACTAGGAAATTATTAAACTTTTCAGCCGCTTCAGACATTTTAGCGTTATACTTAACTCTGTCTTCAGCAAGTGCTGATTTTTCAGCAACCACTTGATCAATTTCAGCTTTCAGGTTTTCTGTTACCATCTTGTCGAGAGCCTCAACCATTGTTTGTTTATCATGCTCATAACGACCAGCAAATTCCTCACGAAGATCTGTACGAACTTCTTCACGGATTTCTAACAACTTGGCATCCCAAGCTTCAGTAATCTGCTTACGAGTTTCTTCATTTACTAAATCACTATCTAGCAATGGTTTGATGACTTCTAACATATTGGTCAACTCCTAACTTTTAGTTCTTGGATGAGTTTTAGTACTTCATCCTTTAAGTACTTCTGCACCTTAGTGTCATGCTGTGCTTCTTTGGCAATTTCTAAAACTTTATGACCATGATTCATGTTCAAAAGTCCTTCGTATATCGCCGTAGGGTAGGCATTTGGTGCCGAAGGCTGTGCCACAACATCTATTGTGACTATTTCGAATTCGCTCACCTCTCCGGTGGCTTCATTGACGTTGCCGCTTCCGCGACTGCTTACTCCCAGCTTAACACCACTGTCCAACATAGTTTTCACTAGTTGTCCCATTGGCGTTGGGAGAATCTTTAATTTACCAAATCCGTTTGGACCATCCATCCACATATTTTCTACCATGTGGCAGACTCTATCTAGGTTAACTTGTAACCCTTCAGGGTGGTCTACTTCGCCAAGCACACTATTGCCTGTTACGATTTGATCATTTAATGTTTTTACTGCCGAGGCAATCTCGTTCACAGGATATACACGTTGGTTAGCATTCTTTACCCCACCTTGTATACAAATTCCTTTCATGTACAAGTCTTTACCCTCGTTAGCAGATTCTAATACTAGATTAGCCTGTTCGTAGGTTAAGTTTTCTTGTAGTAAAGGTCTATTCATTTCCTATGTCCTTATGCTTTGGCTTTTGGTGCTGGTGAAAGTGCTTGTTTGGCTCCAGGTTTGTTTTTATTACCTGCGTCGCTAACACTAGCCTTAGGTGCTGGTTTAGATGCTTCTTCTTTATTAGCAGTCTTAATACCACCCGGTTGTTGTTTAGCAACTGGACCACTTGAACCATCGCCGCCTTCAGAAGTTACAGGAGCAGGTGTTTTTTGAGTATATTCAACAACTTCTTCTGCTTTATCTTCTTCAACTGCTTCAGCTTCTTCACCTTCGTAAGCTATTGCTTCTTCAGGTTCTACAGGAGCTTCCATGTCACCCATTTCTGGTTCCATTTCAGGCTCTTCAGCTGGTGCTTCATCTTCTTTACCAGTCATATCTTCAAATTCGCTTCTTAGATCGTCGATTGCTGTTTGAAGGTCCATAAGTTCGTCTTCCATGCGTTCAGCATCGTCGTCGTCCATTTTCTCTCCATCATCTTCAACGCCCATTTCATCAGCCATGTCTCCAGCATCTGCTTCAGGCTCATCACCTTCGTCGTCTGCTTCTTCCATTCCAACTTCATCAGCTTTAATATCAGCAACCATGTCAGCAGTTTCATCATCTGAAAAGTTTTCTTCAACTTTTTCTTCAGACGCTTCTTCTACTTCGTCGGTTGATTCTTTTGTTTCTTCGGCTTCATCAACTGTTTCATCTTTGGCTTCATCAACTGCTTCATCTGAAGCTTCGTCAATATCAGCAAGATCTTCTTCGTCAATTAAGTTTTCGTAAATTTTACGAGACTCATCAACAGCGATCTCATGAAAGAGTTCTTTAGCCTTATCTTCTTCCTCATTAACTACTAGGTCAATAAGTGATTTCCATTTGTCATTCATGTTGTGACTCCTTTTATACACGAGATATGGCGCATTTTCGTAATAGTATTTACAAATATGCTATGTTAATTAGTTATAATAGCATAAAACGAGCACTTTTGGCTCGCCTTATGTAGTAATTGTTGTAAGTATTGGGAAATTTAAAATGTTGTTATAAGCCTGAGTCTTCTTCTTTTTGCCCGTATTGTGCCTTGATTTTCTCTATCATTTTTGATTTTTCAAATTTCTTAGCATCATACATCTTTCTCAAGCTGTTGATTTGCCCTAAGGTTAGTTTACTCTTACGAGTATCGCCTTGTGCTAATACACTATGATCTTTATCAGCATCATAGAAAACATCATCTTTATTGTTTAATTCAAATAGTTTCATAACTGTATTTAATCAAAAATATAAAAAATATTAAATTGATATATCCTCTGGTTCAGCGCCGGCTTCTCCGCCAGCATCAATATCTCCGCCTTCAGCTTCTAAATCACCGCCTTCAGCATCAACGTCAGCGTCTAAATCACCGCCTAATGTATCTATATCAGCGCCTAGTCCACCTGGTGTTAATCCAGCACTTCTAAGAGCTTTTCCGCCCATAGTGTCAGCACCTTCACCTTGTTCTTCACGCCATAGTATATCATTTTGTTTCATTTCTTCTTCAGTCAAACCTAAGAAACGTTCCATAGCAAAGCGTTTACTAATATATGGGAGGCTTTCAGTTTGAGTAAAGTTACTAATACGACTAGCATCTATATCGCTTTGTCTGTAACTAGCAAAGTTTTGAGGTTCATTAAACTCAACATCAAATATTGAATTATCAATGTTAACACCTCTCCAACGTAAGAACAATTTAAATTCTTCATCAACTGTAGGTGCTACTAAACTTTGTAATCTCATACAGTATTGATTAAATCTGTGTTCTTGAATTAATGCTACACCTACTTTACCATCTGCTACTGTGTTAGTAGCATCATCACCTGATGTTGGCAAGTAAGTTGCAGGTATTCTTAATCCTCTGTACAGTTTATTAGTAAAGTATTTTAAGTCTGAAATTTCACCTAAGTTTTCACCACCTGGTAATGTTTCAACTTTAGAACCTCTACCTTCTGCTGTTTGAGGAAAGAAATAGTCTTCATTAATTGATAATGGATTATAAGTGGCATCCATCATACTTTGTCCACCGCCGCCTTGTGTTGGAATACGTCTTTGGTGGATTTCGTTTTTAACTCTTTCAACATAGCCCATTGCCATATGTGTTGGCATATTACCTACGTCAATATAAAATACTCTACGCTCTGGTGCTCTTTGAACACGATAGATAATAATAGCATCTTCTAATAATTCTTTTTGTTTGAATACTTTAAATATATTTTCTAAAACACTTGTACCAAATGGCCAGTTAGCATCTAAGCCTTCTGTTAAACTTAAATGTACAACGTGTTGAGCTTCTATATTATTTTCTGTTACTTCTGTTTGTCTACCACTATAAGCACTTTGCTGATTCATCGAACCTGATGTTGATGAGCTAGGTAACATATTTGCTGTTTCTGTGTGCTGTGGTGCTGTAACTGTTAAATTTTCAAAGTTAGGTGCTATATCTTTTACAACATAAACTTCTGGATCTTTACCTTTTGCTTCGTTTACAATTACTTTTGTTACGTTTTGAGGTTCAACCCAAAACCATTTATATGTTTCTGGATCTCTAATAAACGTTTGGTCTCCGTACTTTAATACATTACGGAATAATTTAAAAATTCTTGTGTTAAAGTCATTTAAGCTAGTCCATTGTTTTAACTGTTCGCTTAAAACTTTTACTTCTGTTTCGGTAGGTTTTTCTTTAAAGTTAAATTTAAATGGAGTTCCGTTTTCCGGAGATTTCATAGTACAAAATTCAGCTAAAATATCAATAGCTGTATTAACTTCTGAATCCATATCCATTGATTCATATTGGTTGTATCTTTCAATCCTGTTAGGATGTCCAACATAAACTTCTGGCAATGTGCTTTGGTAGTTTCTAAAACCTAAATCAGCTTTTGATCCAGTTCCACTAATTGGACTCAGCTGTCCTGTGTCTACTGTTTTAAAATATTTTTTCCAACTCATATTCTTTTTTCCTATCCCAATTAACTGGGTATATAACTATTTATCTACGAATAGTTTGAATCTCTTAAATCTCGACTCACTCTATATGTTTTCCTAGCTTCTCCTAACAACGATCTCATAGTACTTATTTGATTGTTTAAAGCTTCTACCTGTGCTGAACTATTAGTATTACTGGCTACTACTGCCATTGTTTTATTTAAGGCATCTAACTTATTTAGAATACTCATATTACCTTGTGCTGTTGCTATCTCATTACTTGGAGTAATAGTTCCTGCTGTATTTGGTGTAAATATTTCTGCTCCACGCTCTCCAACAACATACGGATTGCCTAATCCGCCAACGCCACCACCATATTGCTTTAACCATTGGGCGTCTGGTACTCCATTAGAACCCATTATCGTATTAAATTTTGATACCCAGCCTAACTTAGACATCAATTCGTTAGAGCCACCGCCGTGTGTACCTGGAAAGCTGTGAGGATTTTTTCCTGACCCACCATAATCAATAGCATTGCCAAAGATAGCTCTTAACTGGCCCATGTATTTTTTATAGGCATCCATTGCCTTAGGATTTTTATTTTGGCTATACAAGTCTGACATATGGTGACCTAGTTGGCCGCCAATACTTAATAAAGAACCTGTGTTGTTATAATTTTTGAATCTTGCCATTTGGGCAATAACTTCTTCAATATCTTTATTAGCAAAATCTCGTATTTCGCCAGTTGACCCATCTGATTCAGCTTCAGCTTGAGCTACTTCTTCTTTCTTTATAGCTGTGGCTACAGTACCAGTCGGGGTACCACTTGTAATTGATGCTTGTAGATCTTCTGCTGTTACACTATTGTCATTCATAATAGCGGCGAATGTACCTGTACCTTCACCACCAGTTATTGCGCTTGTGTCAGTTCCTTCAGCACCATGGGAGCCTAATATAATTTCTTTTCGTTTCTTTTCAGCTACTCCACCAAATATATAATCAATAGGATCAGAGGCAAATATTCTAAACTCTGTTGATATTAAATTCATAGCATCAATGACACCTTGAATTGCCTTACCTACTTTGCCATCATTTAAAATATCTGATGCTA